ATTTATAATAACTTGAATTTTCGCCAACAAACAAAACCCGTCTTTCTGCATTTATTTCGGGCGGATTTTCGATTTGCGGGCGTTTCTCCCTTTCCGGGTACCTTTGTACCCTTTTAAAATCATTTTGGATTGAACGGCGGGAAATTGCCCCGTAATCGGGTGTTCTTTTTTTCGTCCTCATATTTTCAAACTTCTGTATTCGTTTTTAAGCAATTCAATAATCCGGACGTTGCCCGGATATATACGCATTTTCGTTTTATCCCCATTCTCCCAACATGAATGATGTTCAAAACATAGTATATTTATATTTCTTGCATCATGCGCCATTTCGGGAAACGCTCCACGGGTCAATATATGCGAACAATAAACGGCGGAATAATTCCGTAACGGCTTTAAACATTCCTCGCATCTGTGCGGCTTATGCTCCCAAACCCACCGGAAAAACCGTTCGTTTGCCTGTGGGATATTCCCACGACTAAAAACGCAATGTCCGAACAATTCCCGTTGTATTTCGACCCGCAAACGAATATCCATTGTAAACCGCTTGTAATCCAATAGGGGGCAAAACCCCCTATCGGTTACAAATTGGTATTCCTCCCGGTCTGTTAGCAATATCGGCTCCATACGTTACATATCCGCCGTTTCGTCCTCTGTGTCGTCCTCGTTAGCCGGGTCGCCTACCTCCGGGAACAATCCGTCCTCCTTTTCCGGTTCTGCGACCATACCCGGTGCGGGTTCGCCGTCAGCCCCGAACAACTCCAATTGCGCCTTTTTGCCTTTGAACAAAAATGCGTAAACCTCGTTTTCAATGTCGCAAATAATTTCTTCCAATTCTTCCTCAAAACCGAACGTTTCGGTATTGAATTTCATACGGGGCGAATTTATCGCCGTCTTTTGGTTATTGGATACCGTAAACAACCCCGTAAGGACGCAACCGACGTTATCATCTTGACCGGAAAGGGCTACGCCCCGAACCTTAATGTTTTTCAACATTTCGTCCGCAAAGTTACGGGCGGCGTCTTTCTGCTTTTGGTTGGCTTTCATATCCGGCGTATCCATAAGGGACAAAAACGACGTGATATTGAAAATACGCCCCATAATTGGGCGCAACCTGTCAAAGCAATTGCGCAAATCCGGGTGTATGTCCTTTGCGCTTTCGACGTGGTATTTGTTCGTATAACTTTCGTTGCCGATTGTTTCGGTAACTTCATAATGAACATCCAACCCGCCGTCTTTTAACGTCTTGACTTTCGATAATGCAAACGACTTTTCCGACGGTATCGGCATTACGTTTGCGGTTTCTTTTTTCTCGCTCATTTTTTGATAATTTATTTGTTGCCGGGAACCCGCCCGGCTCGGTTTTACAAATCTTCCTCAACGTATCGTTTTAACTCGGCTTGGAACAATTCCCGTTCCTCGGCTTCCGTTGCAATCAATTCGTCGTATAAATCTTGGTCGAATATCTCGTTAATCGCATCATCCAACAAAGCAATCAATTTTTCAGGCTTAACGGCGTCTAATTCGACTTGCCCCAATCCGTCCCAATTTGCCGTCCGGCTGTCTGTTTCCTTTGCCGGGGCGGGCGGCAATCCCCATTCGATAACCTGTTGTTCCATTAGGGCAATACGGCGTATTTCAACCCCATAAACCCCGAATTTCTCCAAATTCTCGCCAATTGACCGGGGTATATCTTCCCCGGACGGGTCGTAATCTCCGAAATACAGGATTATAGGTTGTTTCCCGTTGCCTATGGCGTCCCGCATACGCTCGGACAATTCATATAAGAACGTCAACGACGGATACCCCTTGCAAGCACCAACCGCAATGCCCCATTTGGCGCACGGTTTCGCAAAAACGCCCTCCAATGCTTTCTTTTCAATAAGGATTTCGGGATAATAGGGTTGATTTTCCCAACGGTTTTTCCCATACGAACGCATCCACGCCCGAACCTGTTGTTTTGCTTCGTCCTGTTTGTCCTCCAAATTGGTTGGCTCGGCGTGGGTATAACCACACATTCCCCTATCTCGGTCGCTGAATGCCTCAAAGTCAACCCGCCCGTCCCATCGTGCAACCTCCATTGCAGAAACAACACGTTTATAGTGCTGCAACGTGTTTGTCATACCAATACTAACTAACTGATAATGCAACGCACGGATTGTTAAAACTCCGGGTTCGTATCGGCTTAAAATCTCAACGGAATTTTCAATTATCCAATCCCTTGTAAATTCGTCTTTTGTTCGCTTTGCCATTTCAAAAGTCGTTTTCGTTCAACAATTCCAGTGTCTTACTATTCGACGGAACCGCCGGGCGTTCCGGTTCCGGGACGGGTTCCCCGGTTCCGATTGGTTCCGTTACCGGGTTGGGGTCGTGGAACTCAATATTGCGCCCGCCTTTGGGCTTTTCCGGCTCAAATTGGGCTTTGAGTTGTTCCGCCGGGTATTCCTTTTGCGCTAACTCAATAATCCCCAAATTAACCAATTCCGGGACGCAACGGCGCAACGCCCTTATGTCCTCTAATGCGTCATGCGCCGGGAATGTTTCGCCGGGGAATAACTTACTATATAATTCCTCTAATTTGGGATATTTTCCCGGTCGCCCGTTTGAATACAATGCGCCGACAAATTTAATAGTTTTCATCATTGTATCAATGCGCTTTCCCTTGTGCAATGCGTCCTCGGCTTTGGCGTCGTAATACTCTTTGCCGCAATAACGCAAAATGTTCGCTTTCAACATCGACGTATCGAAATAAATGTTGTGCGCACATACAAGCGGTGCGGCGGCGGCATCCGTCAAAAATTCGTCGATAACCTCGGCAAACGGTACACCCTCGGCAATTGCCCGTTCGGTCGTTATCCCGTGTATTGCGGTTGTTTCCGGCGGTATCTCGTAATTGTCCGGCTTAATTATAAAACTGCGTTCTTTGTCGCCGAACGCCCACGCCAATTGTACGACGTGCGGGAATTGGTTAAAATCCGCATCCCATTTCAAACCCTTTGCGGGTACTCCTGTTGTTTCGCAATCGAAAAAACAAATGTCTTTTAATTCAAATTTCATGCTCTCGTTACTTTTTTGCTCGTTAAAATAATCGTTTTTGCCCGTCGTCGTTGGGCGTTTGCTCAACATATTTTGCCCGTGTAATCCAAACGCACCCGCAACGCAAACACTTTATCCGGCTGTAATGCTTTGGCGTGTATTCGTGGCGAATAATCCGCCAACCCGCCAACGGGTAATTCTTACGTTTTCCGTTACACTTGCAAAACATATCATTTATATTTCCATTTAAAACCAAATGCTGTTTTCAAAACGCCATTACAACAATTACTTATAGAACTACGTCTAAAACCTAAACTTCTTTCAACTTCCATTGCTGTAACCCATTCTTTTATAAAGTTACCCGATAAATCAAATTGCAAAACTGCCTTGCCTCCTTTATTTAGTTTTTTACCAATATACGTATTGGGGGCTTTTAAATTATTGCTATTTTGTTTTGCTGTTACCCATCGTAAATTACTGACTTTATTATTAATTTTATTACCATCAATATGGTCTACTTCCGGCATATTATTTGGGTTAGGAATAAATAATAATGCTACAATTCTATGTATTACAACATTTTCTTTTTCCCCATTTTTACATAATGATACAAACAAATAACCACGCCTTAATGATTGTTTCAAAATACGTTCTTTTCGTATTCTTGTTTTATTACCGCATTTTTCTAATCTTTTAATAGACCTAATTTGCCCGTAATTACTAACCTCATACAACCCTTCATATCCGGGTATTTCTTTCCATATTTCATTTTCCATAATCAAATTTCATTTGGGTCTGCAATATACAAATAATATTCTTCACTTGCAAGTTGTTTTAAAAATTCGATATGTTCTATTAATTCCGCATTGCTCAACTCTGCAATTGTCCGCAATATGGTTTCATATTTCCCGGTGTTAATATCCGGGGTTTGCTCATACATAACCGGGGACAACTCACGCAATCGGCGTTCGGTTTGTTCCTCTGTCAGACGTTCGCCCGCCTCCCAAATTCCGGTTCTGAATGTTGGTACAACGTAATTGAAATAATAACCTTTCAAAGCCTCTGACGAACCTGGCGACGCTACAATAAAACGGGCGATTATGCGGCTACCTTTGTGCATTGCAAAGAATTGATTTAATTCCCCCATGTACATTTGTAAACCGCCGTTGTTGTTAATCATCCCCGTTGCTGTTATTTCTCTTTTTTTCATTATCCAAACATTTAACAAACAATTCTGTACTATTGTCTTTCTTTTCTTGGTCAACCAATTGTTTCATTGTAATATTAAACGCTTCGCCGCCAACTTTCAATATAAACTTTCTTTCGCTGCTTGAATATCCCTGCAACTTCTTATCCATTGCATTTGCATACAATACCGTCATTTGTACCGGTTCAAAAACTCCTCGTTCCTGCAAACGGTCTATCGGGTGCCGCTTCAATGGTGCGCCCGCCATCATTCCGGCTTTTCTTCTGGTGTTTTCCAAATCGGAAATAACCACTTTCAGATTATTATAAAAAGCGGGTGTTTTCAACACGTCCGCAATTGTCATTTCTTTAACTTCCATATTGTTTTGTTTAAGGGACGCCGGGGAACCGACGCCCCGGTTAATTACTCGCTTTCTGTGTATTCCTCAATAATCAAATCGTCCTGCCCTCTTTTAACTTCTTCAATGAATCCTTGGAACCCGTTTTTCTTGGCAATATCAATAATTGCTTGCAATCTCTTTTCGCCCAAACTTTCGCCCCTCGCTATGCGGAACACTTTAACGGTTGGATTGCTGGCAATAATAAGTTTTGCGGCAACTTCCATAATCTGCGAATCTGAAACTTTTCCGGCAATAAATGGTACGTCATTTAATACCAATCCGTCGTCAGTGAATGAAAGTCCGGATATTGGCAATTTTGCCGACGAAATAAGTTTTTCACGCTCTGCGGATAAATTGGCAATATCTGAATCCATCTTTTCGGCTTCTGCTCTTTTGTCGTCTGCATGCTTTTTCTTTGTCAGATAATCGGCAACTTTTGCAGCCTTTTTGTTGTGTTCCTCTGCCTTTCTCAATTGCTCGGCTGTATCTAACTTTTCCGGGTTGTTTTCCTCATACTTCGCCAACCAATTTTCCGCATTTGCTTTGCGTTTCTCAAAATCGGCTTTTTCTGCCTCAATCTGTGCAACGGTTTCTTTGTACGTCTGTTCCGCCATTTCCATTGCCTTTTTTGCTGCCTCAATCGCTTTTTCGTATGAATCTTTGGCGGCTTCCATACGTGCCGGAATTTCCTCCAACTGCTGCGTTCTCTGTGCTAACGCCGAACGTACGGTTTTTGCCTTTTCTATCAATTGGGCGTTTTCCTGCTGCTCTCGCATCAGTTCGGTAATGTCCTTTGGTTTGGCATACGTTTTCAAATCCTCTGTTGTCAATCCCTGCCCGGCTGCGTCTGATATGGATTTGTACGTTTTCAAATCCCGGTTCACTCCGGTACGCTCTGTTTTCAACCCGGCAACCTCTGTATCAATTTCGGCAATTCTTTTGCGTACATTTTCCGGCAACAACGCCTTGACAACTTCAATTTGTTTGCGGCGTCCCTCGGCTGTTTCCGACCAACGGGAAAATTCCACGGCGTCAAAATCTGTATAACCGAAAATCTTTTGCAGCATTGAAACGTTATCGCTTTTCATTCCGGTTGTCTTTGATTTTATTGATAACGTGCCACGTGGGTTTGCCTTTGTAAACTTCAATTCAACCTCGTATTCCTCGCCATCGTCGCCGACAATCATTTTTGCAAAACCTTTGCTTTCGCCGTTTCTTAATACCGCATCACGGTTCCCGGTCAATAAAGCCCCAATTGCTTTCAACACGGTTGATTTTCCCAACTCATTATCCCCGGTAATGAAATAAACGTTACCGTCAAAATCTGCGTTAAACTCCTTAATTACTTGGAAATTTACCAATTCTAATTTCTTAACTATCATATTGCTCTCGATTTATGCCTTACGGCGGTTAATATCTTATAATTTTTACCTCACTACCAGACGTCAAAGGTTTATCAAAATACTTTTCAATAACTTCATTGTATCTTTTTATCGCATTCGTCATTCCTTGGTATGCTTCTTGAATTTTCCTTTTACGCATTTCATTTTGTTTTCTTTTTGCATCCGGGAAATTAAGAAAGTATTGTTCAATCTGTTCGTCGTCCGGCTTCGCTTCAATATCTCTTCTGTAATTACTACGAAATCCAATTTTTATTATACCGCTTTCATCTTTAGAAACTGAATCCGGTTTTATTGCTTGTATTTCGTCCGCTTCAACTATATAAAGCAACGTATTCAAATTTACATTTTCCGCTTTCATTTTTTTGCTCTCGGTTTGTGCCGGGGTTTCCCCCGGCGGTTACTACTTATTTTGTAAATCTAACATTCGTTTATGTACCAACGTCAAAACGCCGTTTATTGCGTCCCCGGTTGGCGTCAACCTCCGACCGGGTGCAATCGGCAATAAAGTTTTCCAAACGCTTATACAGGTCGTTCAACTCTTTTGCCGTCATTGCATGGCGAACGGCTCCCAATTCGTCCTTATCCATTTTTGCAAATTCGTTTAAGGGTTTCCAAATCGCAACGTTTGGGGTCGTCGGCGTTCTTTGTCGCATCAATTAACGGCATATCATTTGTTTTTGCCGTCCAACTTTTACCCGTAACGGGCGACGTGTAAGTTACTTTGTAATGTCCGTACCCGGCAAACTCAAACCTGAAATCGCTGATTGTTGTTTTCGCTCTCATTGCTTTTATTTTTTTAGCATTACCGGGAAAACGCCCGGTCGTTGTTATTTCATGCCACAAAATTACGGTAAATATTTTAATTACCAAAATTTTTTTCTTTTATTTTCGTGTTAGGGTAAAAAAATAATCCCGATACGGCGCAAGTCGTACCGGGATAAAATCAAAATAATTTCATTTGCGTATCTGTTAAGACGGCAATAACGCCGTCAACTTTTTGTTCCCATGCCGTCCGGGTTGCAATCTTTTCCGGCGTTGGGTTCCGTTCGCACCTCCGTTGGTTGTGGCGCATTTGTTTAACCATGTACGCCAATTCTTCCAA